TGCGTCAAGCTGTTCGGCGTATAGGGCAAGTAGATCTAGTGCGTTCTCAACGCCTTGCCGATCAACGGGTACGCCACGGTAATTGATCCGCTGGTCTAGCGCCCACACTTTCTTCTCAAAACCAAAGTCTTGGGTGAATTGATGGCTGATTGCTCGTTCAGTACGAACGTCTTGGAGACAGTAGTCGTACAGCTTCTTGAGTTTAGTATCGTCCTCGAGATAGGCCAGCCCGTCTTTAGTCTTTCGGGGCTTACTTAGTTGAAGCATGATAGTCCGGCCTTCGGTGTCTTTATGTTCTTGTAGATCCAAGGCGATTGGAGCAGTCTTCAAATCTCGAGGTACGCCCCATCGGGCACACAATGCTGCGGAGCATCGCCATTGCTCTGGCTTGATCTCTGGCCACCCATATTTTTTTACGCATATGGATTCCCATAGTGCTCGCTCAAACATGGCATTGTGCGCCTCAACAATCCCACCCATATCAATGTGCAAGGCTACTATATCTGGCAGCTCGGAGCCTATTACTAGTTTAGGCTCCGTATCTGAGAAAGCGTAGGCCATGCACAAGATCTCGGTAGTTGGGTCTTGTGCGTATCGCCACGAACCACTGGCTGTTAGGTCACAATATGACCTTGTTTCGAAGTCGATGTATAGCATGAGCTTAGCTTAATAAATCAGAGTTATCTGTTGTGGTCTCTTGCTTGCCAAACGCGTCCATAAGTCTATCGACTTGCTCGGACGTTGTGCTGCCCTCGCCCAACGGTTCTCCGTCACGAGTTTTTTGCAAAGCGGATAGATAAAACTTAACGCCCTTGTTGCCCATGTGGTCATAAGTCCCGCCGTTAACTAACGCGCGGCCGTAACAACCACCGTAAATTTCCTCACGGCCTTGGTCGGCAGTCATGGGCTCGCCATTAGCGGCTCTTAAAACGGGAGCTGATCGTTTAGTATCAATGGTGATAAAAATAGTGTCATGGTACCCGGGTTTAACATTACCCTCTTTATCCAATTTGTCGTTCCCGTCTTTAAAGGGGGTTCGGATTTTCTTAACTAGCTGCGGTGTAGCATCCGGCCACTGTTCTTTTATTAGCTCTTTAACGATGTTGTCTAATGCGGACAAGTCGGTGTCTTTAGAAAACAACAAGTCTACACACCATTTCTCAACAACACGCCCATCAATTTGAGTGACTAACTGATCGACCACATAGGGGTACGACAGTCTAGCCTCTGGGGTGATAACATTATTTCTATACCTTTGTTTTGCCATTTAAATCTCCTTAATCTACTACGCTTGTTAACTCGTTGCCTAAATTGTAAGGCTCTCTTTTATCGGTGTCCGAAACCAACACTGGTTTCTTTTCTGGCACCATAACATATTTTTGCACAACCTCCTTGTCATCGACTAACTTTTCCATCTGGGCTGGAGACTTGAGTTTAATATCGAAAATATCGAGGCCATATTTGCTCTGTAATTCTTCTGCAACTTTACTCTCATTAATCCATTTTCGGGTGGCTCGGCCACCTAATACTAATTTATGTCTCGGAATCTCACAACCTTCTAACGCTAGATTATAACCATAGGCTTCAACCGCTGTCAACCACTTCTTTATAGCACTGGCGTTTTCCAACACCTTGCTGATCGTTTCCATGCTCAACTGCTCGACCTCCGGCAACGACGTAACATCACCTTCAATATCAGTTTTAGTCGTGACGTTGCTTATGCGTTTAAGCTCTGGACATACGCCTTTCACTTTACAAAACTGGCACCATGGGCCTTGGCGGTATTCTGGGTCTTCTTTTACCTTCTCGTACCTTCCTTCGAGAAACGCTTGGAACGCAACCAACGATCGAGCGGGTACCTCCACTCTACGAATTGGGTCTTTCTCCATCCGTGGTTGCACAATCGCTACATAAAACTTTTTCCCGCACATAATGTCCAGCCCTTCAAGCTCTATTGCGCCCAACAAATAGTATAGCAGTTGAGGATTGTTCTCTGGTTGCACACTAATGCCTTGGCCATACTTAAAATCGATAACCGTTAGTGTTGTCTTTGATGAAACAATAGCATCTGCCGTGCCAAAAAAGTGACCACCGTCAATAGAGTCTAGGCGGATACGTTGCTCGACATATAGCTTACTAGTTTTCTTAACGTGTCGCCGGACGTAGTTCACGTACATGATAATGGCGTCGATCATCTCGTCGGGCAAGGTACCGACTGACTCCAGTGGTAACACGCCTTTTAAAATCTCGGCGGCTATATTATGCGCCGTGGTTCCTTCGTTAGCATAATCGCTTGACTCCTCAAATGTTTTAGCTTGTGAAGCCAAACATGGCTGGGCCGTACAGTTAGTCCAAATGTGTGCGGCTGATGCGCCGAATAGTGAATGTGTGCTCATAATACGCTCCTCAAATGACCATGTGCCTGCTTGATATGCCCTACAAATTCGGCAGAAAAATACTCCTGTACGGTTTTAAGCTCACGCTCGTATCGCTCTAGTAGTTTTAGTTTTAGCTTACCTTGCTCAGCATCTAGTATTAAGTTTTTTAAATTACACACTCGGTCTGCTGTTTTTACCGCCATGGCGTAACGACCGGCATTGCGAATCTTAATGATATAGTGTTCACTGGTTTCGTAAGGGTCTCGGGTTAATGCTCTAACTATCGTATTGACACACTGGTTAAACTCTCGATCAAGCAGTTCCGCAGTACATTGAGTGTCCTCTAGTATGTCATGAAGGTACGCAGCCGCAACAGCGTCTTCATCGGTAATGTCAAGCTCTAATATTAAAAACGTGGCCACTTGACGCAAGTGTTCTATGTAGGGTAAGCCCCCATACTTCTGCCCTTCATGATACGTAATAGCAACATTTCTCGCTTTCTCAACTAACACGGGTCGCTCCGGCTCTAAACGAGTTTGCCATGCGCTTAACCAGATCCTCTAATGCTCGGTTCTTTGGGTCTAGTATTTCGTCAATGTATGACAGCCCCCAGTTTTCCACAACCGATAAGTCCAATAGGTTGTGGTGTATATGCACCCGTGCGCCCGGGAGCTTGCTGCCGTCCTTGGCTACGAAATACCCATACGTTGCATCGAAACTATAACAGCTTGGGAACGCGTGTTTACTACCCACCCCCAAGCGTTTAACGAGTCGAGGCGCGTATTGAGCAGTCATCTCTAGGTTCTTCTCTAGCCCAACAATCTTACTAAGTTTCTCTTTTCTGTGATCAATTACTTCCATAGTCTACTCCTTTTAAAATGTGACAAATCACATCTACTGTCCAGCCATTACCAAGCATTTTATATCGCTGTGTGTTTGATACCCCTTCCGTGTAATTGTCTGGCACGGTTTGTAGCCGTTCGCATTCTAGCGGTGTTAGAACTCGCCAGTATCCCCCCACTTTAACAACAGTAACTCCATTTGCTTGAGCCCCCTTATACCCGGTTGCCGTCAATGCGTTAGCTTTATCCGTTATTTCTCTAGCGTTTCTTTGAGTCCTTGGGCGCAAAGCCGTGGTCTCAGATAGAAAAAAAGCCGTGGTCTCAGATAGAAAATTAGTAGCGTTTGGGTCTAGTATGTCTTTTAATACTATCCTTTTGTCCTCTGGTTGACCGGCGACTGGTAAATTCGTCCAGTAATACCTTTGTCGGTTTTGTGCGCTAACCAAAGCACTGTTAATTAAGATCGGTTCAACCCCCACTAAATCCGTAATCGCATCAAGATACTCTTTCTTCATACGCACATTTTCTAGTAAAAAGTATTTTGGTTTACACTCTTTTAATAGCCTAATAAACTCAAAAAACAATGCTGATCTAGGGTCGTCGAATGCTAACTGCTTTCCGGCAAAGCTGAACCCTTGGCACGGTGAGCCTGCCAGAAGTAAATCAATGTTTGGTAAATCTTTACCCTTTACATTTTTAATATCGCCCAACTGAATAGTGTTTGGGTAGTTTTTCTGAGCAATCTTAATGGCGTACTTGTCAATCTCACTGGCATAATAGTTTTCTACTTTTATGCCGAGGCGGTCTAGCGCAATTTGGCCGCAACTCATACCGTCAAACAAACTCAACACATTCATTTTAAAACCTCCTTAATCCTTCTCTTTTTAAAAAACATTGATCTCATTATAACATGGTCAACACTATCCTTAACAACCAATACTTGCGCTGTTACTTTATTGTTCTGACCAATGCGGTGGCAGCGATCGACGGCTTGGTCCATCTCTCCGGGCACCCAGCTATTTTCCACAAACACTACATGACTGGCCGCAGTTAAGGTGAGTCCAGTGCCAGCAGCTTGTATCTGGCCGATAAAGACTTTGGTGTCTGCGTCTTTTTGAAACCGATCGACGTAGCGTTGGCGATCTGTTGAAGTAGTACCGCCATAGACTAGCACTGCTCCGTCGTCTTTAAACGCTTCGTACAACCCTTCACATACTGCCTTGTGGTACGCAAACACCACAACCTTCTCAACGCCACTTGCCATTACATCTTTAATGTAACTAATGCTCTGGGGTAGCTTAGCTTCTCCAAGCTCTCGACGGATAGTAGCCATCTCGCCAATAAGGTTGGCGTCCGGCTTCTCTAAAATCTTATTCACGTCAAACAATCCTTCCTGCTTGATTATCTTTTTAGTATCTTTGGTTTGCTCCATGGGAATAATCTGCATCGTCTTGCTCGGTAGATCTGTAAGCACATCGGCCTTTAGCCGCCGGAGCATGACCGTGCGTTTGAGCCTGTAGTTTAACTCGTCGGTACAACTGGCTCCCTTAACATCAAAACCAAATGGGCCCTCTTTACCGTTACAAAACTTATACCCGTACTTTTTATAATTGTCGTATGGCTCAACCGCTTCTCGTTTTAAAAACCGAAGTATGCTATACAACTCAATCGGCCGGTTAAGCATTGGGGTACCAGTAAGCATCAGCCGCCGATCGGCGTTAGCCCCCAGTAGAAACGACGCCTTGGCTCGTTTAGACGTGGGGTTTTTAAGGTAATGCGCTTCATCATAGATCACCATATCGGGAGCCCATGCGCGTAGTTGCTCATAGATATACCGTTTAGATACCAAGTCGTAGTTAGCAATAACAACGTTGTTAGTAAATAGAATTTGTGTCTTGCCGTTGGCCACTACTTGGGTGAGTAGGTTGTCCGACCATTGGTCAAATTGTTCCTGCCACATATACTTTAGTGATGCCGGACACAATACTAAAATGCGTCGAGCGTCTATGTACCGCAAGGCCTCAATGGTTTGTACCGTTTTACCTAGCCCCTGCTCGTCGGCCAACAATAGATTTTTATTAGCCACGATCGTTTGGATGCCTTCCTTCTGGTAGTCGTATAAAAAATCCGGTAGGGTGAGTCGAGCTGGTGGCTTAATTAGTTTATCCTTAAACATGGCTGTCCCAATACCGGAAAGCTCTGCGGCTCTCATGGCCAGTGCCCAGTCTTTAGTTTTCCAAGCTGTGTTTCCGGCTGACCATTTCATCCGGCATTGTTTCGGTATGTCTTTTTCTTCCCGACTACAAGCATAAAAATACTCTTGCGATAATGAGTCATAAGTTAAAGTTGGCTTAGTCATTTCCTTTACCCTCATCTATTTGCCTGATACGTTCCTGACACACATGGATGATTTTTTCATAATCCAGTCGTCGCTCACCCGGTTTGTTGCGTAATACACGCTTAACAATATCAGCGTCCCATGGGTTCAATTTGTACTCAAGCCAAATGTCCCATGGCTGTATTTTGTACTTGGAATAGTCCGAGGCTCCGACGTTATGGCTTCGTATATCTTCACTCATCTTACAACGCTCCCAAAGTTTCAAAGAATAAAAAGAATATAAATGTGAAAACGTAGTACCATACAACTAACGCAACCGCCGCCAGTATTGTTCGTATTAAAACGTTGTAGCATACTCCGCCTAAGGTCTTATCGTTTTCGTCTAGGTTCGGACCTGTACAAATAAAGAAGCCAGCAACTATTAACGAGACCCAATACACTACACTATATACAAGGGTTTGATAAAAACTTATTAGATCAATCATTTTTTACATCCTGTTCCATACTCTCTATCGAAGACCCCAACATTGATAGCAACGACTTCAAATCCTGCTTAATCTCCGCCATGATTAC